TCCTTGTTTGACAGGTCAAACTTGCTTGCCAGCTCAAAGCTAACAACGTCTCGCGACTCAAGGGCTTTGCGGTCAATAAACCATTCTTCAACTGGAAAAGTTGCATATGGATCAGCGGTTGACTCGCCATCTAAAAACTTCTTCAATGTCCTGATTCGCTTGACTTTGGCCCCTGTCAAATCATTACCTACGGTTGTTTTATTGACATCAACCAACAATGCTGTAACCGCCCCAGTCAGATTAGAAACAGTTAGGATGGGTCGTGGAAGTTGACCGCTATTTGTATATTCAAAGCCCTCAGCTTTTACGGGCAGCCGCTGATATTCATTGCTGTTCCAAGTAATGTTGTCAGTAACATTTGCATTTACTCCACTGTGCCATCGCAGAATGTCTGTGCTGCCGTGAAGCGTGTTGTCATAGTGCAGCTCAAACAACTCAATAATTGCATTTGGCGTAAGTGCTGACAGATCGGGATAAACCGAGCTGATGGCTGTCCATACGACAGTATTGTCAGTGATCGTGCTGCCGATGTCTGTCGGCCAACTTGGCTCTGAACTGCCTGATGTTCCAGCAGTCGTGCATTCAAAAACCAGACCGCTGTTCTGAGACGTTGACGCACGTCGAACATTGCCAACGGCAAACCCGGTACTAGCAGCCCAAGCGGTGTAAGCCATCAGGGTTCAAATTGCTGAACGAAGGTTGCTTGTATTGTGGCGCGGTTCAAGTACGGGATCGACTTGCTCCAGCTTTCGCAAATAAACTTAGAGCTGCTGCTCTCCCCTGGCGGCGTGAAATCAAAGCTCTCCATGTTGTTTGCTGCCCTTGCATCCAAGAACGTTTCGATTGTGTCAGCATCTGTTTCTGACACTTCAAACGTCAGACTAAAAGTCTTGGGGTTTTGATTGAGGCCAAACGTCAGCCTCTGGCTAAATCCGTCTCCGAATTGCTGCCTCTTAAAGTTTGGGGCGCTGCTTTTTTGGATGCCGTAAGTTGGCGTGATTGAAGGGAAAGTGGCCATCAGGTTGCAAGTAGACCGCCAGGACGTTTTTGCTTGACTAGCTCAGCCTGAATGGCAGAGCCAAGCATCTTGCCAAGTTGTGAAGCTGAGTCCTCATCGCCCTCAACAGAAGAGCCTGAGGCATCGACGTTCACCACAATGCTAGTGCTGCCACCCATTGCGTTATTAGGAATAATCGTGCCGCTACGGCTTGGCGTGAAAAGCTCAGGGCCACGCTCTCCGACAATGTAGGGCTTGCCTGCGCTAACAGGGCCACCGTCAGCCCTAAACATGCCGCCGATTGCGCCCAAGATGCCGCCGCCGCCGAAACTTCCCAAAGCAAACTTCAGCAGTTGGCTGCTGATGTCTTTAAGGATGCCGCTGGCAACCTCACCAAGCGTTTTAGTGCCATCAATCGCACCCATAATCGCGTCGTGAATCCCGCTAGTGATTGTGTCCCCAATTCCCTTGTAAAGAGCTTTCATTTTGTCTGCAGCTTCTTTTGCTTTTTTGTCGGCTTCGATCTGCTTGCGCTTTTCTTCCGTAATGCCGTAGTTAATATCCAGCTGCTTTCTCAAGCCTTCCAGCTCTTCCTCTTTCAGCAGCGGGAACCTTGTCGCCAAATTTTCTTTCTCAAACTGCAATGCAAGTTCTCGTCGTTGCGCGTCGGTGGATGCTGCCTCTAGCTGTCCTTTCTGCTTGAGGCTGACAAGTAATTGATCAGCAGATTGCTTCTGTCTTGCCAGTGCTTCAGCAGCTCTCTCCGCATCTGTCTTCCCACGGCCCTTTGCCCCGTCTGTCAAATTGCCAGTCGGCACAATACCGTTTGCAGGAACATCAACGGTTGGCGGTTTTGTTGCGGCAGAGGCAGCCTCTGCGGCGGCTACTTTCTCAAGCGCAAGAGCTTCAACTGCAGCCGGATCAGCTTTTCTTGTCCCACGGCCCATCGTGCCGCCTAGTTCTTTACGGGCCTCTGTCCTTGCCCTGTTCATTCGGAACATCTTTCCGAGTGCATCAGTTGCGCGCACAGCAGCTGTGATCACGCTGTTGACTAACTCAAGAATCCCTTTGATTGCTGGGCCAAGAACTTGATCAAGCCCTCGAATCAAAGTGCTAAGACTGTTGACAATCCTGCTGATCTGGGAGGAGACCGTTTCCCCCATGATGTCTGCAGCAGCCTCAGCAGCTCCGGTCGCGTTTCGCTGGTTATCTAGGTTCTTGTTAAAACGAACCAGATCATCATTGATCAAAGGCATCAACGCCTTCAACGCATCGACAGATCCAAACAGTTTGGTGATCTCCACCTCGCTGCCGCCTGTCTTGTCAATTACATCCTCAAGGAAACCGCCAAAACCTTTGGTCTTGATCGCCGCACTGCTGAAGTCTAGGCCCAATCGTTTCGCCGCCTTCGCTGCTTCGCTCGTCGGTTTAACAATCGAGGCGATGACTTGGTTGATGCCTGAGAACGTACTTTCAACCGGCACACCTTGCGCCGTAACTGTAGAGATTGCCGCGTTTAGTTCATCAACGCCGACACCTGCAGCCGCCGCGATCGGAGCGACTCGACCAATCTGTGAGGCATATTGACCAACAACAATTTTACCGTCGTTTTGTGTCTGGATAAATCCATCGACGATCTTGGCCACACTGTCTGTGGTCAAGCCGAAAGCGTTCATCACGCTGGTGGCTGCATCTGACACCGTGGCAATGTCAGTCATGCCGCCGACCGCGCCAAAAGTAGACGCCTCCAAGATCTTGGCTATATCCGCAGCTTTACTAAAACCAGCAGAAGCAACGTCGTAAGACGCAGCCAAAAGTTGATTGCTCGACGCCAAGCCTTTGGTGTTGGCAACCACGCCGACAAGCTGACCTTCAAGCGCCTCAGCATCAACGCCAAGAGTTCTTACCGCAGCCCTTGCCTTATCCGCTTCAACAAAACCTTTGACGCCAGCAGTCAGAGCCCCAACAGCACCGATCGCCAGACCAAGCGGCCCCAAAACCGCCTTGAACGCAGCACCCAGCCCTTTAACAGAAACAGCTGCGGCACCCATTCCCTTGGCCGCACCAAAGCCAGCAGAAGCCATGCCACGCATGGTCCCCTGGGTGCTCTTCATCGCACCCTTTGACCTTTCTAGGGTTGCGTTTAATTTTTTAGCCGCGATGTTGGCACTGTTCAGCGCCTTGACCGCCTGGGTCGAATTAACGCGGAGCTGAATGTTGCTGACGACCACGGCTGAACTTCAGCGATAGGTGAAGTCTACCGCCGTTGCCGTTTTGCGCGCTCCATTGCTTTCTCCTCGTTCTCGGCTTTCACCTCGTAAAACGCAGCAAAATGAACAAGCTCCGCATCGGTCAATTCCGTGCGAAGCCTGCTCACAGTCATGCCTAACTCGCAGGCCAAGAAGAACTCAAAATAAGTCCAACTGTCCTGCTTCAGTCGTTTTTTGCCTCATCCAAATCAGCCTCTTCACCGAGCCCAAATAAGAAAAGCTCAATCTCGTTCAGCACGCTCTCAGGCAGCTGTCGTTGAAGCTTGGCAGCATCAGCCGCAGCAAATGCTTTGGTGCCATCTTCTAGCTCGGCCATTTGACACAGCATCTGCGTACTGATGTCCAAAGCCTCGTCAGTGCCAGCCAAGCTCTGAGCCTTCTTCCGATCAGCTCTTGTGATCGGCTTGAAGAATAATGTCGCCGCTACAGAGCCATCAGGCTTTTTGATTTCAAACTTGCGACGCTGGTTGAGGTCAAACGCCCCAACCAGCAAGTCAACAGTGCGATTTCCAGCAGGCATTTAAGCGACAAATTTGTCACTCAAACTATAGCCTTATCACTCAAGGTTAGAAGTGATGGTGCTGCTGGTGATGAAGTTGCAGGTAGCAACAACCAATTCACCCACGGTTGAAGTGATCTCCATGTCGGTGATGATGCCGCCAAACGAGACTGAATCAGTGCCGTTTGTGTCACCGGTAGTGAACAACTCAAAGGAGGCATCAGCAGTGTCGCCAGCCTTGATGACATCCTCAACAAAAGCAGCTTGGCCAGTTGCGTCAGGGTCATAGACCAGCTCCACGGTGCCAGAGCCACTAATCAGGCTGCCAACAAACTGCCGAAAAGTGTTCCCGTGGACGGTGGTGTCCAAGGTTTCTTTGGTGACCGACAGGCTCCAGCTGCGAGTACCGACAACTTGGCCCAATGTGCCGCTGCCAGTCTCAAATTCAACACGCCCGGATTCGCCTCGGATGGTGGCCATGGTCAGAGTTCCTCGATAAATTCAAAGGCCACACGGACCTGTGTTTGGAAATAACCCTCGGGACTGGGTGAACCCGTAGCCTCTGGGCCGTTTGGAGCGTCGAAGAAAACCCCCGACACGATTACCCGATTATACAAATCT